TTTTACAAAGAAAAACAACAGGAAAGCGTAGATAATTCTTTTCCTTATCCAGAAGCCTTTTCTGCTTCACCCGAAGGCGACAGTGAATTAAATGATTTACCCTTAGAAGGGCGCGGGTTTTCTGTTTCTCCTGAAGTTAGTTCAGAACAGGAATCAATGGATGAGTTTCAAAAGTTGTTTAGACGAAAGCAATCTTTAGAAAGAGATCCTACAGGAATGATTCAGTTAATGGCCGGTGGTGGAGAACCTATGGACCAAATTGCAAAAGATTTTTACATAAATTTAATTCCTAGAGCTTTAACGGAAAAAGATGGTGGAGGACTGGCGCGTAAGATTGCAGGTGTTCACGGAAAGTATGGGCTTGGAATAGACGAAGAAACGTTTCATGCCTTAAAGTATTACCGCGGACCGGGTGGTGGCATGAAGAATGGCGGTGTTGCGGGCCGTGGGTATACTCACGAAGGTATTGGTGGGTTAAGCGATACTGCTAGAAATATGTTTAGACCTATGGTAAGTTAGCCCAAAGGAGACTTTTATGGCAAGGAAACCAACCCCGCAAGCGGGATTAATGGACAGGAATGTTCCTGCTCAACTGGATGAAGAGGATCTTCGTGCAGAAATAGAACTTGAGCTTCCGATGTCGCAGGAGACTGAGATCATTGCGATAACGGACGAAGATTCTCCCAGCATTGAGATCACTGCGGAGGAGGACGGGAGTGTTGTTGTAGATTTTGATCCAGAATCGGATAAGAGCGAGGTTGAGTTTTATGATAATCTTGCTGAAACAATGTCGGATTCAGAGCTTGGAAGCATAGCGGGTGATTTATTAGGCGAGTTTTCGTCAAATAAGGCCAGCCGTCAGGATTGGGAAGATACTTATTCTAATGGGTTAGAGCTTCTTGGATTTAATTATCAAGAGAGAACGCAACCTTTTCGCGGCGCGTCGGGCGTGACCCACCCTCTTTTAGCTGAAGCGGCAACACAATTTCAGGCACAGGCGTTTAATGAAATGCTTCCTGCGGGCGGTCCGGTACGAACGGCGGTCATGGGATCAGAAACGCATGAAAAAACGAATCAGGCACAACGTGTCAAGCAGTTTATGAATTATTACATTACGAATGTAATGGAAGAATACACGCCAGAACTTGATCAAATGTTATTTTATCTACCTCTTGCGGGCAGTACGTTTAAGAAAGTTTATTTTGATGAGACCTTGGGAAGAGCGGTAAGCAAGTTTGTACCCGCAGAACACCTTGTGGTTCCCTATGAGACCTCTGATTTGGAGACATGTCCAAACATTACGCAAGTGATTCGCATGTCTTTAAACGATTTACGAAAAAAACAAGTTGCAGGATTTTACTTAGACATTCCTGTAATTCCTGCGCAGGGCGAGTACAGCAGTTTATCGTCTGAATTAGATCAGTTAGAAGGCGTTTCGTCGTCCTCGATTGATTACGACTGCACAGTTTTAGAAGTTCACGCCGATTTAGACTTAGACGGCTATGAAGATGAGGACGAAGATGGGGAATTTACAGGGATAAAAATCCCCTATGTTGTAACAATATCACAGGACAACGGTCAAATATTGTCAATTCGTCGGAATTATCGTGAAGGGGACGAGGAAAAGCGCAAGATTCAATATTTTGTGCATTATAAATTTCTTCCGGGATTCGGTTTTTATGGCTTGGGTCTGATTCACACGATTGGTGGTCTGTCACGGACCGCCACGGCGGCACTGAGGCAGTTGATCGACGCCGGAACCTTGTCAAACCTCCCAGCAGGGTTCAAAGCCCGCGGTCTACGGATCAGGGACGACGACGAACCTCTTCAGCCCGGTGAGTTCCGTGATGTGGACGCTCCCGGTGGGGCTATCCGTGATAGCCTCATGCCGCTGCCTTTTAAAGGACCCGACCAGACTTTATTTCAATTACTAGGTTTTGTTGTGGATGCAGGACGGCGCTTTGCCACTATAACCGATATGAAGGTTGGAGACGGCAATCAGAGCGCTGCCGTAGGAACAACCATAGCCATGTTGGAACAAGGCTCACGGGTAATGTCTGCCGTTCATAAGCGTTTGCACTATGCCACACGGGTTGAGTTTAAACTTTTATCCCGCGTTATGGCGGAGAGTTTACCGCCTGAATATCCGTATTCTGTTGAGGGTTTTGATTCGTCAATTAAATCCTCTGATTTTGACAGCAAGGTGGATGTTATCCCTGTTTCTAATCCAAATGTATTTAGTCAAGCACAACGGATTACTTTAGCTCAAACAAAAATGCAATTGGCGGCGCAAGCTCCAGAGATGCACAACATGTATGAAGTGTACTACGATATGTACGAATCATTGGGTGTTCGAGATATTGATCGTATATTAAGGAACGTACCCGTGGATGAGCCTTTACCGCTTGATCCCGCGCAGGAGAATATAAATGTTTTGGACATGGCTTCACTCAATGCTTTCGAAGGTCAAAACCATCAGGCGCATATACTCGCCCACATGGTCTTTGGTGCAAGCCCGATGGTTTCTGGCAACCCTGCCTTGGCGATCACGTTGCAAAAGCATGTTATGGAGCATATCCAAATACAGTCGAGAGAACAGGCTGTCCAGATGGCTCAACAGCAAGGTGTGGCTTCCGATCCAGTCCAGTTGGAAGCGATCACGGCGCAAATGATTGCGCAGGGTCTGCAACAGCTACGTCAACAAAGTCAGGAAATGTCTGGAGCCGGCCAACCCGATCCGCTTATAGAACTCAAGAAGCAAGAACTACAGATCAAAGCTCAGTCTGAACAGTCTGATGCTCAAGTCGATCAAGCAAAACTTTCTTTAGATCAACGGGGTCAGGACTTACGAAGCGAACAATTCGACAAGAGATTGCAGGCGCAAGCTAATACAACGCAAGCTCGTATAGAAGCGGGACGCGAAAAGGAACTACTAAAACTTCAAGCACAAAGGAAGCAATAAATGAGAACAGTTAAAATTGTAACAAACACTCCCGGCCCTGAACCAAAGGCTGTAGAGTTTGCCGAAATAAAAAACCAAGGAAAAATACCTTACGCTAATCATGGCAAAGAAACCGCGGCTCCTATGACAGGAAGTGGTAAGAAGATGCTTGCGCGTGGTATGGGTGCTGCGAAGCGTGGTGGAAGTTACATAGGCATTTAAAAAAGTTCTGCGGAGAATGTTATGGACCCGATAAGCCTTGCTCTTCTGTCATTTTCTGCCTTAAAGAAAGGAATTTCTTTAGGTAAAGATCTCTCCTCGATGGGGAAGGATTTGAATAAAGTCTTTTCTTTTATTGATGGAGCAAAAGAAGCAAAGAAATCTGGCAATAAAAATGACCCTCTATCGCAATACATTGCTTATGAAAAAGCAATGGACATGGAGAAAGATCTTGAGCGCATCATCTGGGAAACCCGTGGCTCTAAGGGTGTAGCAATGTTTAAAAAAATGAGGGCTCAGTCTGTTGAAAGAGATAGAGATTCTCGTTACGCGGCTATTGCTCGAAAAAATAAAATATTAGATATCCTCTCAATTCTACTGGGCGTGACAATTACGTTGGGTGGCGGAGGTCTTTTAATTTGGGCTGCTTTTGAATTTAAGCCGTAGTCAATTGATTATTTTTACAATTGTGTTATTATTGCTCGCTTACAGAAACTCTATAATGTTTGAGCCAAGTTGGATGATAGTGAAATGAAAAGACTAAGCAAAGACAATCCTTTAAACGCCGCCGATTTGGATGGTGATGGTATAGTCACGAAGGAAGAGTTGGATACGCATGAGCGTTTTATAAAGATTGATAATGCAAATCGAAAAGAGGATCAGTCCCGATTTATGATTTTATTTAGTTTATTTAGTGTAACAACATTTATAGCAATCATGTTGACTCCTTTGATTTCTGTAGACAGAATTACGGTATTGCAGCCAATTGGAAGCACTTGGGTTATAGCTAACATGGGTATAATCGCCACGTTTTTAGGTGCAAACGCCTACACGAAAATAAAAGAAAGTTCGTATGAGAAGAGGGAGGCAACAACATGAAGGATTACGTTAGGGAAAGAATGTCACGAATGTACGAAGAGCCACAACAATACGGACAGGCGCTCTCAGGAAAAGGGAATGTAGGTCTAGAAAACATACATCCTTCCTTAATTGATCGTATAGGAGGCATAAATGATCTTACAACGATGGAATTGTATCCTCAATTCGACTTTGGGAGAAACTTTGGTGGCGGTCAGGGAATACAACAATTGTTGGACCCTTTGGTGCGTAAAATAAAACAATACCAAAAATCCCAAGCGACTCAAAATCTTGAAGAGCAAGAACAAAAATTACCCCCTTATCTCCAAGAAGTAGAAGAAATAACAAACGCCACTTTTCCGAATGTTTTTTCTGGAGGCAGTGGAATAAGTGGAATGAACGAATTTCAACCTGGTCCGCCGGACCGTCCTTTGGGCCAAGGTATTGGAAGTCTTAGTGGGTTTTCCGATTTATTTAACCAATCCCCTTATAACCAAAACGGAGGAGGGTTATTTAACCAAAACGGAGGAGGGTCTAACCCTTTTGGTAATTTTGATCCTCAATACTTTCGATAAAAATAAGGGGGAGCAACTTGATGGGTCTTGTTGAAACATTAGTCGGCCCGGTTTCGGGAATATTAGATAAGTTCATTGAAGACAAGGATCAAAAGGCAAAGCTTGCGCACGAAATCGCTACTATGTCTGATAATCATGCCCAGCAACTTGCACTAGCACAGGTGAGTTTAAACAAGGCGGAGGCTGAGTCTGGTTCAATATTTAAAGGAGGATGGCGCCCTTTTATCGGCTGGGTCTGTGGAATTGCGTTTGCATATCATTTTGTTTTGCAGCCTCTATTAATTTTTATTTTAAGTGTGTTTAAAATATCACTTCCTAATCTCCCTGTGTTTGACATGTCTACGCTCCTTCCGGTTTTGGGCGGAATGCTAGGAATTGGGTCACTCAGAACATATGAGAAAAAGTCTGGATTAACGAAATAGAAGAAGATACTTGTTTCGTTTGTGGAGAACCTATTAAAGTTTGTATTGTATACGGAGTTAACAAAAAGTTTAAAAAAGTTAAAGAAGTATGTATACCTTGCAATGAAAAACAAAAAAGGAATAGATTAAATGACAGTGAAAAAGGGCCTATACGCTAACATCAATGCAAAGAAAAAAAGAATTGAAGCCGGTTCTAAAGAAAAAATGAGAAAACCCGGTTCCGCCGGAGCGCCGACAGCACAAGCTTTCAAACAATCGGCCAAGACCGCCAAAAAAAGGACTTAAATGCAAGAAAATTTTGATAAATGTTTAGAAATGCTTCTA